CTGTAGTAGTATTGATAGTACTGATACCACATGTTGCGAATTAAATCGCTATTGTCATCGTTGAATACAATTTGTGCTGGGTTATAATTTATTTTTTTCTGAACCAATCTTTTTCTATTGTACTGATTCATTACATCTACATCAATTTCATAGCCTGGCAGTTGTGCAGTCTTGACCATGAGTCCAATTGTACTTCCTTTGCCGCCAGAAGTTAGATTTGCTACCGCTGGTATATTGTTGTTTAAATTGAAATAAACATAGAATAAAAACTTGTTGCGAGGCGCAAGATCATATCCAGCAGATCGAAAAATCTTGCTGGCATGTGTGTAATCACGCAGGCCTTGATCGGGTGGAAAAGGCTGTAGATTGTCTTGGCCAAATGCCATAGACTATTAGCCTGTAGCTACGTTATTGACTGTTAACGGTATGCTAGCACCAACACCCACATCAGCACCGGTGGTGGTTTGTACAGCATTGTCGTAGCGTATGGTCATGGTTACTGTCATGGGTTCAGTGCCAGATCCGTAATTGGCGTCATTGTAGTTGACTCCCTGCAGATAGCAACCCAAAATAGTCCAGGTTTCAAGAGCAATCGGGGCGTTGGCACCGTTGCCACCGTCTAACACTTCAAACACCGTGGTAAACTTGTAGTCAATACCAGAAGCAGCAGAACTTTGCTCAAGAAAGTCCAACTGTTTCTGCAACTGCTCGCCTACTAGACGGCTGACATTGCCAGCTGCATCATCACGCACCTGGCAGGTAATATCTGACCAGCTGTGTTTACCAGCTAAACGTATGGTGCTGTTATAGATGGGCAGATCAATGTTGTCAAAGGTCACTTGAGGACGAGTAAAGTCCATGACCTGTTTGGTAAGTTCCGTAGTGGGCTGAGTCACGCCAAGCCCTAAAAAAGTCACGCGAAAGCGAAACTTGAGTTTTGGCATCAGCAGACCTTGTGCCGAGGTGCTTTGATCGCTGGCTAACGGTACTGTTAGTTTGGTTAATGATGCTGTTGCCATTTGTTTGTTCTCCTAATATACATTTATTTATAGCATTTTGTTCGGGCAAATTTACTCAAAAATTTGCCCGGTTACAGTTATGCCGATGCTTGCGCCGCAATAGTTCCTGTGTTCTGAATACGCAGTGGTATGTAGATAAATTCTACAGCCTTGACTGGTTCAATTGCAATATCCACATACAATTCGTTACGATCAATAGTTGACGGAGTGTTGTTGGTCAAATCGCAAACAACCAAATAATCGTACAAACCACGTTTGTTAACTATATCAATCATGAGTGATGTAATTTGATTGGTAATCGCTGCACGAGTAATTGTGTCGTTGGGTTCAAACAAGTATTGATTTCCAATTATCTCTAAACGACCACGTATAAACGCTACCAAACGTGCCACATTGATACGATCCAATGCTGTGGCTGTGCCTTGCAGGGTGTGATTACCAAAGTTTACAATTCCGGTGCCTGGTATAAATGTGATGGGATTGACATTGTTGCTGTACAACACATCACGAAGACCTTGATTTACACCCAGTGGTTGAAACTCGCCGGAGGCTGAATCAAGATATCCAATCTGTAGACCATTGTCCACTACACCGCGACGTAAACCTGCCGGAGCAAACCACGGATAAGACACGCTGTCGCTGCGAATAATAGTGCGCAACATCATGTGACTTGGTGCCGTAACTACAACATTGCCGGTTAAATCAGTTGTGGTACAACTGGGGTAGAATGCGGCGCTGTAGGCATCTCCTGAGGACAGATTACCGTCACCGGTGACCAGGCCAAGACCATTGTTGTTGGTTGCCCAAGTCACAATTTCGTCAGGTGTAAGTCTCAGTGGGGTGTCAATTACACTAAATGAAGTTTGTCCACGATCGTTGTTGAGCACTTCCAAATTGGGTGCCAATTCTGGATACTGTGGGCAAGCAAGCAAATTATACTGTGCCTGTTGTTCGCGCAGTTGTGTGCTGGTATCAACAGCTACTCGCAGAGCTTGCACAATTAACTGGCGTTGTGCTTGGCGACCCATGTAAGGGCTACCGTCGGCACGTAGACCACTGGCTGTTACCCATGTGTTTGTTTCACTGGGCAATACCAAAGGTGCAGGATAGTCTTGCGAGTTAAAATAATCAACTGCAAATGATTTGACGTTGAATCCACTTCTACGTGTGTTGAACAACAGGATTCCTTCTGGATAAAGCGCAGGATCTGGCGCATCAAGATCCAAATAATCGCTAGTGATCAAAGGTGTGCTGCCTGTAGCAATTGGCGGAATAGGATCTGTGACAGGGTTGGTGGTACCGTTAGGGGCCCAACGTGCATCAGCAAATAAAACTCCATTGATTGTGGTTTGATCAGCATTGTTGATCTGGACCCACTGATCATTTCCGTCAACACTTTGCCAACGATTGATCACTGGATAGTTTTCTAAATCACTGGTGTCAATCCACAGATCACCGTATTCCAATGGGCTTTCGGCCACATCGGTCTGCGTAAGTGGTGCTGTGGCACTAAAAATTGGCCCAGTAGCATTGGTATTGCTCAAATTGTAACCACGCACATCGTTGGTCACGTTTTGATAACCATTCCACTCGCCGTTGTTTTGTATCATGATGTCCGCAGTGGTAGCATCACTGTAGTACCAATAGGTGCCATTGAGAGGATCCAGATTTGGAGCAGAATTGCTAGCACTATAGGTAAACAAGGGACTACTTACCCAATTGCTCAAAAGTAATCCAGCAACTACTCCATCGATGTAACCCTCGCGTACCAACGGAGTACTAGTCGTAAATCCGGCTGCGGTGATTGGAGTTCCTGTTAAATTTTTTAAGATAATATCGCCGCCGGTGGCATGTGTGAATACAATGGCGCCGTTACTGTTGACTGTGGCGCTGACATTTGGCAGGCCTGCAGAGGACACAGCCGAAACAAAATCAGCCGCTGTTGTGCCGTTAATGGTAACTGTAAATTGTCTAGCATAGATCGAAACACCGGGCTCTGTGGCTTGGAGCAGAAAAGTGTTTCCACTAACAAATGTTGGGTTGGTTGTGCTTCCAGTTACAACAGTTTCACCAGCAGCAATTCGTTCTAGTATTGTGAACCCAGCTTGATTATTGTCAAACGGATCAATTTCTGCATAAAGTGATCCAGCTGGAATACTTTGTCCTCCGTTGACCGGGTCTAAGCCATATATGGCCGATGCATCATCTGGATATATCGGGCAGGCTTGTTGTACAAATACACCCAAAGTGCTATTGTATCTTTTCATTGAGATAAACATGCCTTGGTTCACAGCATTTGTTTGTTGGAACACGCTGCCAGTGGGTTCTGGCTGTGTATCAGTTATGCGCCACCGTGGAGCCTGATAGTTGGCTCCATGGAAATATGCCGGTGCAGCATATTGTCCAGCGGTAATACCCAATGTTGCCAATGGAGTACCTGAAATGTTGTTAATAGCTATGACGCCAGTGCCTTCAGTTGATCCGTCGTTGGCAGCAGAACTATCGGCGTATAGAGTTAATTTTCCACCTATATTGGCAGCATAGACACCGTTGTTGTTAAGATTGTTGTTGATGTCAGTTACGATTTGTGTCACAGTATTGTTGGGAGCAGCAGCCACTGTGATGGTAAAATCGTTGATGGCAAAACTGTTGCCAACTGTAAGATTGTTTGGGGCCAAAGTACCTTGCAATGTGGGCCAAGCAGTTTTCCATTCGTCACTGCCAATCAACACCCAGGTATTGTATAAGTCACTGGCGCTGGCACCATCTTGAATCCAGGCCGGTGCTTGAGAATCAGTTGGTCCGCCACGTTTGTAATAGCCAGGATTAGAAGTGCTGGTGGCTGTGACAGCGTAGTCACCGATGCTACCAAAACTCTGCAAGGGCACAGTGCTTGAAGGTTCTAAAAATGCACTGTCGGTGATCACCGAAACAGTTTTATTGGTAAATGCAGCAGTGGTCTGATTCCATTCGTTGATACCAAACACAGTGTTGGTAGTATCAAACCAATAAGTGCCGTTGTCAGGAGCACTCACAGGACGATTCAAACTGGCAGTGAGTGCAGCCAAATCAATGTCGGCTCGCATGACATAGGCTATATTGGTCACACCCAGTGCAGAATATCCAGCTAACAAGCCGTATTCATTGAGTTCGTAACCATTGATAGGTGTTCCAGCTGTGGTGTTGTAAAAGAACGGGACACCAAATGTGCTCAACAAATCTCGTTGG